TTTAGTTGGTAAGTAACAATATCACCAGTTTCTAATCCATGATCAGGAAGATAAATTGCTCTTGATGGTATGAATATTTGAGTTTTACCAGCACCGGGGTTTGATATTTGTCTAAATGTTCCAACTCCTACAGCAGCGACATCTGCTGGAGTGGATATTCCCACTGCCTCTTGTGGGTTGAAATAATATTCACGATTTCTTCTTGCGTTGTAAGTTGTTGAAACTCCAATATCAAATGAAAAACTTCTTGGCAACTCTTCAAGAACTACAGAAGCTGTATGAGATACTCCAGTTGTATTGTTATGTCTTCTTAAAACTCTTAAACGTTTTGATACTGAATCTACATTTAATACCTTCTTGAACGGATCTAAGATCACCTCGAACAGGGAAGAATGATATAAAATCATCACCGGTTGAACTAGGTGCTTCTATGTCTTGTGTTAATTCTAATTTAAGTGTGCTGATACCAATGTTATATGAACCTCTCAAATTAGCGTCAGTCGTTGATAATCCACCCACATTTACAAGAGTGTTATTTCTTAATTCCAAACTTGTTGATGCTATACCAACGAATAAACTCTTTCCAGCAGGATAAAACTCAATGTTTGATCTTGTTATTGTAGAGTAAGTAACTTGTGATATGTCAGGCCCTGATAATTCAGTTACTTTTGCTGTCGCTTTAAATGATGAGTCGATATTTTCATCAAAAACAACTGTATCATTTATCTGATAATTTGAACCTTCTGATAAAATACCAACTCTCGTTACAGATCCCTTTTCAGCAAAATTTATTAATGAATCTTGTGAAACAAAATTATTTGATTGTAAGAAGTAATCATACCCACTGTAATCTTTATTAAGAGAGAATGGATAAGTATTTCTTACAGCACCAGATTTTTCAATATCGAAAAATTCTTGACTTGATGATCTTAAAAAATTAAATCTATTTGGTTTTGAATTATATGATTCACCTATCAAATAAGGGAACTTTGGTTTTTTAAAATTTTTAAATACTCCGTCAGAAGCAGGTGTTGTGTCAAAAGTTGCAAAATATGCATATGTCCCATTAGGATATTCTGGAGTAACACAAAATCTTCCGTTGTTTTCATCTAATACTGTGTCATCATTTGATGGTTTAAAAGTAAAATCTTCAACAAAAAATTCTGGAGGAAATATGCTAGTTGGTGGTCGATTTGTCTTTTTAGTTGATTCATCAACGTAACCAGATGTTAATTGAACAACATTACCACCAGTTTTGTTAACAAACCCAAAAGGCCCATAAATTGGATGTCCATCGTAAGCGTAACCTAAAAGTGGAGAGTGTGAGTCAGTATTAGACTCAACTCCATTAACTAATCTTAGATCCTTCTTACCAAATAAAGTATTTCCATCAGGATCTGTCGCATATGATATTTTTCTTAAATTTCTTGGAGCATACGCATATGAACACTGCAACCCATAATCAGAATTAACTGGTTTACTTATGAAAACATCATCGTCATTTAAATTTAAGAAATTTTTTGAAACTTCATTTATTGTCCATTTTTGGATTACTGGATTCACTTTAATTCCCTTTCCAGCTGGATCGACTCTAACAAAAGTTGTTGATACACCATAACCTATACCACCACTTTGAATATTAACTGAAACTATATTACCAGAGGAGTTTAACTCTGGTGTTAGTTTTGCATCTGATCCAATACCTAAAACTACTAAATCAGGTGGTGAGTTATAATCAGTTCCTCCATAACTCACGCTTACATCAACAATTCTACCATTCGCAACAACTGGTGTTATCACTGCGTCCTTTCCAGAGTATAAATCAACTTCAGGTTTCCTATTGAAATTTATTATTTCAGACGCACCATATCCAACACCATTATTTGACAAATTAATTGAAGTAATTTCACCCCTAACAATTGGTTGAACAACGGCTTCGTATGTTTTTCCAGCTATTGATGATAAACCAACTTGACCTATAACTTCTACGCTTATTGGAGGATAATTAAATTTATGAGTTCCTAACCCAACGCTTCTTAAATCGTTATATTGTTTTGTATCATAGTAAAAACTTTTAACAGTGGTGCCAACACCTACGTTTGATAACTTAAAGTTATTAGAATCTATTACTGTGACATAATAATCTAAAGATGTTGATAATCCTTCAATCCCAGTTCCGTCAAAAGAATATCGAACTATTTCACCATTTTGAAAAGTGTGGTCTTGAATATTAATTGAATTAAGTGCAGTATTAATACCAATGGAGTTACAACTTTTTTCTTTATTTTCATATCCGCTACCACTATCAATTAACACAACTGAACTTAATATAGCCTTACCATTTAATGATTTAAATGATTGAACGCCATCACCGAAATTAGTAATAGATATAGTGCCAACACCAGTTACAGACTCATCATATGTGGGGTGTAGTTTTATCAAATATTCACTTTGACTTGAAACATAATAAACCGCTTCGGTTGATAATCCCACCAAAGGAATGCCTCCCAGAGGGTCGTATACGACTCTCTCACCCGTCCTAAATTTATGATAGGTAGTAAATCCTATTGATGATGTATTAACTCCAGCCGCACTGCTTGATACTGATCCAATATTTACAGTTCCAAGTCCCACCCCATTAGCATTAAAAATAACTTCATGTTGAACTGTATTCAATTTTGCAACAGCATTTGCATTATTTCCGTTACCACCTGTAATTTTAATTATAGGTTCTTCAACATAATCAAATCCAGAGTCTAAAATTCTTATTTCCTTAAATGATCCTTTAACTGCACAAGTACCAGTTGCTCCTGAACCAACGTTATCAGTAATTGAAAGAAGTGGTGGATTGATAACATCATAATTCTCACCTGAACTTAATACGTCAATCGAATTAAGTGTTCCATAATAAACAGAATTTGTTGATTTGTAGTTTAAAACTTCTACACCATTTACTAGAATACCGGTATATCCCGGAATTGTTTCATGAGATTTACCATCTGATATTGGAGTGGAAACTTCTCTAAAAAGTTTTTGTGGTTCAATTAATTTTCCGTTAAATTCATATTTTTCAATATCATTTGAATTAATAGTGACATTATCCACTCCATTTGGTGTTTTTACTTTAACAAAAATATCACTATTAATATCAGACTGACTTTTTGCAAATTTTAAATTATTACCATCAATTCTTTTCACATAATATAATCCCTCATCGAAAATTTGACTGGCTATAAACTCTTGAACAATAACTGTGCCATCAGGTAATGTGTTAATTACTTTTGTTTTTTCTGGTGTGTAGTAAACAGCATCACCAGTATAATAATTATGATCAACTTGATCTGTTACTTTTATTGTTTCATCATTTAAATTATATGTGCCACTAAAAGTAAATTTTTGGAATTTTGGATTTAATTTTGTTATTCCAGCAAATGGTAATGAAGATGAAGCAACTATAACTTTATTAGAATCTTCACTTGGTATGATAAAATCATGTGGAAATGGCACATGTTGTGCACCAACCATTTTTTTACCTTGATGCTCGTGAAATGGGCCATAATAAGGCACACCGTTTACTGTTCCAATATCAGGTTTTAAATATATGTTTTGAATATTAGCAGCAAACTTATTTAAATTTGCATGTAAATCTGAATTAATTTTTGATAATCTACGAGTGACTTTTGTTACTTTTCTAGGGTCTGATATACCTGTTCCTGTGATTAAACAAGTATTTTGATCAAAAACATCCGTAACGATATATTCTTTATTTGATACGGGATCAAAACTTGATGTAATTTTATCACCCCACTGAGCTCCAGATGCAAAAGTTTCATGAGTTGTAATTTTGTCACCTATTCTTAAAATATGAACATCTCTTGTAACAAGTTTATACGTATTATTAACAGAATCAACTATTTCAAGTGATTTGACAACATAACTTTGAGCAGTATTAAATATCCAATTATTTTCCTTAAATCCTGATCCAATTTTACCCAAATTTTTTATTTTAATTCTCGAACCACTTTTTTGATAATATGTGTTTGACGGAATTTGAATATCTTTTAATACAGATCTTATTTTTAATTTTATACCTTGATTTATATTATCATCAGCTGCATATGCAAATGTATTTTGATCAATACTTGTATTGTCACTAATCGTTGTCTTTATCCCAATTGTGCTAATACCTAAAAATTGATTTATGGTTTTATCAACGTAAGTACAAACTCCCACCGTACCATTTTCATATGCAAATGATAAAGTTCCAGAATTAGGAAATCCAAGAGTTGAATCTACATCTAAAAATGTCTGTCCAACACTTACCTGACCTATAATCTTTGTTTTTGCATGTTGAGAAAAATCTCCATAGATCAATTCTGTTGATGCATCTCCTTGATTAAAAGATCCATCAAGACTTACCTTATAATATGTGTTTGTAAGTATTCCAACTGATATTTTTTCAACTGCACTTACTGGAGCATAAGCTTTTGATATGTTTTCAAAAGAATCTTGAAATAATGTTCGATTTACCAGTTTTTCGGGATCCCCTGATACAAGCTCAACAATCAAATCCTTTGTTATTCTATAATTTGCATTTGATGGTGATATTACATTTTCAATAGGGCGATTTATACTTACACTTTCTCCATATAAAGCACCAAAAAGTATTTTAAATGATTCATCAGTACCTCTTGTTGAATAAAAGTCTTTTGATTGTTTAATAAATTGAGATTGATTTAGTTTTGCATCTAAATCCTTTTGAAATCCGTATAAAAATTGATTTTTTGCCTTTTTTAAAAATTGTTCAAGAAACAATACACTTAAATTTTCAACAACTGAAGATTTTTCATGATTTTCACCTAAAGTTGATGTAAAAACTAAATTTTCAGGATCGG